CGCCCCGGCCCCGCCCGCCCCGGCTACGATGCGCCGCGTCACGACTAGCCCCCGGATAGCGCACCCCCGTTGACTTCTCGTCCGGGGGTGCGTTCTTTATGTGCCGTCGCCCGTCCTGACGCCAGCATGGCGGGGACGGGCGACGGGGAACAAGAGTCGATGAACGTTACTCGGTGAACAGGTCAGAGCCCACGAAGCGCATCGTCGTCGCTTCGCGGCGCCGCAACTTGGCTTCGCGCACTCCGCCGGGGCCGCTCGGGATGAAGAAGGCGCGGTTGTCAGGAACCTCGTACACACGACCCGGGAGAGCGGCGCGGGTGGAAGCGAACCAAGCGAGGTTGCCCGTGTCAGACCAGAACAGCGGATTGCCGCGCCGGGCGAGGACGATTCCCTTGTGGGTCACGACCGTCACGCAGCACGGTGCGTAGGAGGAGACATCGGCGATCGCAGCCACCACGCGGTCGAGGATGTGGCCTGAGCCGTCCTCGATGTGCCGGGCGAGAACCTCGGAGTCGCACTGCGTCCGCATCGTGAGGCCGCGCTCGGCGGCGATCTGCTCGTAGTTGCAGATCACGCCGTTGTGCGCGAGGTAGCACGTGCGATCCTTGTAAGAGAAGGGGTGCGGGTGGTTGTTGGCGTTGTCGTCGTACGAGCCGTGGGTCGCCCACCGCGTGTGGCCGATGAGGCCCAGCGCACCCTCGCCGCGAGCGACGTCCTCGGGGTGATCGGTGACAGCGCCGGGTCGCTTGAACGCGAACACCTGACGGTCCTCGTTGACCCAAGCGAGGCCGAACGCGTGGTGACCACGGTGAACCTGCGAGTTGGCGACACGAATGAGGGTGGGGAGAGCCGCCATCGACAGCGGCGAGTTGGCGTACATACCGAAGAGTCCGCACATGGTCTTGTTCCTTTCGTATGGGCGGATGGAGGATCAGGCGTTCGCGCCGGGGGCGGCGACCTGCCGCACCCCTGCGCGCTCGTCGTGACGCACGGCGAGAGCCTTCATGGTCGCGAGCGAGGACTCGCGGGTGAACACGGAGTGACCGACGTCGCCGTAGTTGCGGTCGCGGCGGCGGCGCCAGAACCAGCAGTAGCGGCACATGTAACCGACCTGCTGCTCGCCGACCGAGCGACCGTACTTGCCGAGGTCGGAAGAGCGGATGTCCCAATCGGCATCGCAGTTGTCGAGAGCCATCTCGACGAGCGTGAGGCAGATCTGAACCCAAGCGGCGATCTTGGCCGGGTTGAGCGAGCCGGAGAACACGCGAAACTCGACAGCGTTGAAGCGACCGGAGATGAAGTTAGTCCAGTTGAGGATGCGGTAGCGGTCGTTGAGGTCGTGCGGCTGCGAGTAGCCACCGAGCGCACGCTTGTCAGCGACGTTCCACGCGAACGACTTGTTGCGCTCGGTCTTGATCGGGCGGCAGTAGCCGCCATTGCGGCGGTCGGGAGTGCCGGACGCGGCGTACAGGGCGTCCTCGAAGCGACCGACCAACTTGGTGAGGCGGCGCATCGCGGCAACGTCCTCGGTCGGGAAGGCGACGTGGACGTGCAGGCCGCACGAGCGATTCGTCTTGCCGCCCCATGCCTTGATCTGGGCACAGGCGGCGCGGATGTTGTCGAGGCCGTCCGCTCCCTTGAGGATCGGGCTGACGAACTCGACCGCCATCGCGTTGCGGAAGTGCAGCGAGCCGTCGCGGTCGGCCCGCCAGTTGCGCGTGACGCCGTCAACCGTGGAGGCGGGCAGCGCGGTCACCGTGTTGCCCGCGTGATACGAGCCGGGGCGGACGGGCGCATCGTGGTTGATGCCGCACTCGATCTCGATGCCGTAGGTGAGGTCGCGAGCGGTGATGCGGGGAGCGGCGGTCGGCATGACTTGTTCCTTTCGTGACACCCCGAACCGGGGGGACGGGCCGGGCGACATGCCCGACGCGTGAATGATACCCTACGGCGGGGTAGGCGGCAACCATTAGGGGAGCGTTTCTTGACGGTTTCCTTCAGATTTCTGGAAGTCCCGAGGAATCACTCTGCAGAAATCTTGCGGTCGCCCCGCCGAACGGCCCGTTGCCGGGCCGTGGACGGCCCCTGCGCGGCCCCCGCCCGCCCGCCCCGGCGGGGCGGGGAACCGGGGCGGGCGACCACGGGCGTCACCCGCCCCGGCGGAGTAGGCCTCACTTGAGGTCGAGACGGAACCCACGCTCTCCCAATTCCGCGCCGGGCACGGCTATGCCGGATTCAAGCGCACGGCGAATGCCGTCACGATCCAGAACGGTAGTCACTTTCGGGACGCGGAACTCCACAGGGATATCTGCGTCGTTGACGATCTTCAGAGGAACCATCCCTCCGTTCCGTTTGATTGACAGGTTGAATCGGGGGGTCTCCACCTTCGTTCGCCCCGTTTCGCTCATCGCCTTGAGCAACGATTCACGAAGGCGAGATGCGAGCGCCTCGTCGCTGCTTGCGAGCGCGTACATCCGCTCGGCCTCGCCCCGCCTCGCCTCTGCCCGTGTCTCGCAGACGCGGATCAGCGCGGCGTAGTCATCGGCCTTGGCGTCGAACTGCTCGGACAGCGCGGCGGCGTGTTCCTTGATCGCGGCCTCTGCCTCTGCAGAGCCGGGTCCGTGTTCCCCGAATGCCTCCATCAGTGAAAGCATCTCGGCCTTGATCGCATACAGGCTCATCGTTGTCCTCCTATGAGTTTGGTTCTCGCATCCTCAACAGCCCGGGATGCTTGTTCAGGTGTTGCGTAGGTTCCTAGTGAGATTCGCTTGCCACGAAACTGAATGCGGGCTTCATACTTGCTTCGCTTCTTTCGCACGCCGATGATGCCGAGACGGTTCTCCGGTCGAGGCGAATGTCGGTTCAGCAGGTTTCGGGATCGGCAGACGTCACGCAGGTTCGCTATCCGGTTGTTGCCCCGGTCGCCGTCGATGTGATCGATGTCTCCGTTCGGCATCTTTCCGTGCCGGTACAGCCATGCGAGTCGATGTGCACGATGGAGACGACCATCGACACAGATCACTCGGTAGCCGTGGCCATCGAAACAGCCAGCAGGAACCGCATGGTTCTTCCAGAAGAACAGGCCCGTATGCGGCTCGTATCGCATCAAGGAACGCAATCGTTCAGCGGTCAGCATCGTTCCTCCTCAGAACTTGAGATCGTCGTCCGTGATCGGCATGTCGTAGACGGGTTTCGCCTTGGAGTCATCGCGCTTCGCCTTCGCCGGAACCTCGCCGACGCTCGTCGCCACGAAGAACCCCTCCTTGTTCCATTCCCATGACAGTTCGATGGGCTTGTCGAGCCGCACCTTCGTGATCATGCTGTCCGGAACGCTCACCCATTGGCGACCGTGCGAAGGGTGAGAGCAGAGCACCGCATTGACGCCGGTTCCTCGGTCAACGACCTTCTCGGCGGTCACGATGTCCGTACCCGTGTCGGGCCACTTCTTGCCGACGCCCTCGCTCGCCTTGGGCGGGCCGTTTGGCTTCGCGGGCGAGGCGGCGGTCACAACGGACTTCGCCACGGCGATCCGCTCTGCGCGGTCGGCATAGGAATACTTGGCTGGCTCGGTCGGCTTGCTGCGTGCGACCCGATCCTCCTCCCCGTCCGTGTCCTCGTCGCCCACAATCAGGCAGCAGGTGGCAACTGCATAGCGACGCAAATACGTCACGCACGAGCCGAGTTGCTGGGCCGTGGCCCGATCCGGCAGAGGCATCGAAACCTCGCTGCTGATCCACTCGCCGGACGAGTGCGCGAGCATCGTCGTGACGGAAACGCCGCCGTTGGCGGGCGTGCTGATGCTCTGGATCAGAGAGATGCCCTGATCGGCGAGCGGCCCGCGAACCGCGGCGAGGTGCGCCGCGAGCGAGGCGTACCTGTTCTTGAAGTGCGGGTTGACCGAGTCGAGCGCCGGGTTGACGATCGCCTTCTGCGCCTTGGCAAGAGCCGCCACAAGCGCACCAATGGAATCCGAACGGTTCATGATCTCTACTCCTGAACGTGATGACAGGGCCACGCGGCCCATTGAGGCAATGATACCCTACTTGTCGGCAGGGTGAAGCGCGAAGCAACCAACTTTCTGAGATTTGTTTCGTCAGTGATGTTCGTACACCCAGCCGCCGTCGGTCGGGCATGGACAAACATCGATGGTGGCTCCGGGGTCTTGACCGACCGAGCACCAAACACGCTCAATCGCGACGGAGGCAACCTGACGATCATCCTGATAGGCAATGCCCGTCAGGGCATCGCAGATTCCGCGCAGCAGTTTGTCGCAATCAGCCTTGCCCGGACGAGAGGGCGCCGCGGGCTTCACGGAGCCGTCCTTGCGGAAATGAGAGGCTGGGCGAACGAATCGGACGCGGACACGCATGGCGACATCGCCGACGAATGTCGGACACTTGAACTCCCTTGCCGCCTCCGATACAGCGGCGCGCCACGGACGAAGTTTCTTGCTGCTCTCCAGCATGATCGTCCGGCCAGCCTTCGTCGAAACGAGTCGCTTTGATCCCTGTGCCGCCGGATCGCCGGATACGTAGATGGTTACGCCTTTCATCCTTCACCTTGGTACAGGGCCGAGCGCATAGCGCGGGCATAGTCGTCAGCAGTCTTTCCGCGAAGGATGTCCAAGGCGAAGTCGCTCGCGTATGGCTCATCACGGAAGCCATCAGCGATGGCCTTCAAGGCATCACGGAGCCTAGCGATCTCACGATTCGCCTCGTCAAGCGTCTTCGGTTCATTGCTGCTGCGGGTTCGCATTCGTCTGCTCCTGCGTTCGGTGGCGCGAACCGTTCACGATGCGACTGATGGCCGACTCGCTGACTTGGTGGCGCTGGGCATTGACCTTGTTGTTCACGCCGGACTCCTTCGTGGCGCGGATGGAACTCACGACTTGGGGGTTGAGAGGCTTTGGCATGACTCTGTCAAGATACAGTTGCCAGCCGATCCTCTCTTTCTCGATATGCGAGATGCGGTCTTCGGCCCGGGTGACTGCGTCAAGAAGGAAGAGGATCTTGGACTTAGGGACGGTGATCGTTTCGCAATCGTCACCGAAACAAGCAGCAGCAAGTTCGTCGCGGATGTTCATTTGCCATGTCCTTCCGGGAACAGGTCGACCCAACCGCGTTTCAGCGCGATTTCCCGCTCCATGGCCCGGCTTCCAGAACAGCGAACGCAGTAGAGCCGCCTCGCCTCGTCGCGCTCGGCGGTGAGGCGTTCGATGGCGTCGGCGGCGTCGTCCACGTAGTCCGCGTCGGTGCTGCACCATTTCTGCGGCTCGGCGACGATCTCGCGCAGGCGCTTCACGATGTCCGCGTCGGTCGGGAAGGGGTCGTTCTTCATGGCTTGGCTTTCTTCTTGGAGGCGTGGTGCATATACAGCCCGAGCCGCTGGTTGGCACGGGCGAGTTCTCGCTTCAGTTCCTTGATGCGTTGCACGGCGATCATGCCGACCGTGGCGGTCGTTCCCTTCTGCCGCAACAGCCACTCCGTGAGTTCGGTGTCGTTCACTTGCCGTCCTCCTTGAAGCAGTCCCAGCCGCGCTCCCACGCAATCTTTCTTGCTTCGTGTTCATCGCAATTCTCCGGGATTGCGTAGCAATACATCCGCCTCGCCTCGTCGCGCTCATGGATCGCAAGTGACAGCCGTTCCGTAAGCGCACCAACCTCGTTCCCGTGCGATTCATGCGATGCGGTTAGTTCTTCGCGCAGCCGCTCGATCTCGTCGGCGGCGGCGTTGCAGGTATACGGCTCAAAGCGATCCGGTGAGCGCAACAGAGTCACGATGTCCACGAAGTCTTTGTCAGTCACCGCTTCGCCTTCTTCTTCGATGCGTGGTGAAGGAACAGCCCGATGCGTTGGTTGGCGCGGTTCAAGTCGCGCTTCAGTTCTTCGATGCGGTCGGCGGCGATTGCCGCGTAACCCCATCGGCAGATGCGAGAGTTGGTGTCCCGCAGCCGCCTGACCAGTTCCCGATCATTCATGCTCGGCCTCCTCGCGCCAGTCGTCGTGCTTGTAGCACCATGTATCCGGCGGATCGCTTCGTCGGCAGTCGCAGTCGTTGCCGCATCGCTCGTACGCGATCTCGCGCTCGTTCAACCAGTACGGTTCGTTGTCTTGGTTCGTCACTTGAGCCTCCATATCTTGATCATGCGACCATGCGTGGACGTCCGCACGGACGCCTTCACGCCACCCGTCCATTCGAACGCACCACGGAACACGCTCCCGGCGGCGTTGCCGAGGAGATCGTAGTTCTTGCCAAGCCGAGACATCTCCGCAGCCACGTCGTCGGAGGTCACGCAGACGTTTCGCCGGGCCAGTTCCACGGCGCAACGCTGCGCCTCCGCGAGCAGTTCCGGCTTGGCGGAAGCGGCCAGTTCCATGCCCGCCAACTTCCTTCGCTCGGCCTCGGCCGCGTCAAACAGATTCATGGACGGCCTCCTTCACCGCGAAGCGCATGCGATTGGCGACGTTCGCGCCGCGTACCGTGATGAACAGGCGGCACTTCCTTCGGTCGATACGATCTTCCTTGATCTCCACGAGGCCAAGTCCGTTAGCCAGTTTGCTCACTTGGTTGGAGACGTAGCCGGGCGGGAGCCGCAGTTGCTCGCACACCTGCGCTTGGCTGCACCCGGCGGGCAGCGCGGCAATGGCGACGAACGTGAGTGCGGCCTGAAGCGAGATGTTCGGGTCTTCTTCGCGCAAGACGATGAACGCATTGCACATCGCGCTGAACAGAAGCGGATCTCCGACATGGGGGAAAGAAGTCATTGTGCCTCCTTCCGGCGCCTAGCGATCTCGACCGTGAGCGGGGCGCGCACGACGACCTTGGTGCGCATGCCTGAGTGCGGAGAGGTTTCGATCACGATGATGCCTTCGTTGGTGATGAGATGGAGAGTGTCCTTGTCCTTGTGAAGCGACACGACTACGCAGCCTTGCTTGGTCATTGGTGATCCTCGATGAAGCGGACGAGCGAATCGATGATGTCCTCGCCGAACTCGGCAGCAACAGACTTCTGGCAGTCCCGCTCCTCAAACCAAGTGCGAGACTCCAGACGCATGACTGTTTCGTTCTCCGCGAGCGGCCCGATCCAGACGTAGGCAACCACGCGCCAACCGCGCTCTGCCTGTCCCTTGTCGCGATCCTCCACGATGGTCAGGATGGGCGGGGCGAGGTTGAGCCGAAGGCCGTTTCGGATCGCCGACCACTCGGGCGGCTCGTCCTTGGCAATCTCGGTCGGGACTTCGGAGACAGGGATCATGGTGGAATCAGGGCAATGGAATCGTGATCGCATGGGGTTCACTCCGTGGGGTCGTCGAGGTGCAGTTCGAGGTCACGCGCCATGATCGCGGCAACGTCGGTGGGGATGGCGTTCCAGTTCCACAGGCGGGCGCGGCGGCGGATCACCCGCGCCGTGGCGGGGTAGGCCGCGCCAAGGGCAGCGCGGTCGCTCTCGCGCCAGCCGCGATCGGGGCGCGGGAACTGACGGGCGAACGACGCGAGCGTCTCGTTGCCAAGCCCACGGTAGAGGCCACGGAACACGCGGACGGACATCCCGGCGCGGCGCGTGGCCGGGGTGGTCATCATGCCGCCGAACCACGAACGACCGTTGTGCGCTTGGCAGAACGCCGCGATTGCGCGGCCCGTGACGGCCTGAGGATTCTGCATGAGCGTGATGAGGAGGCGGCGTTCGATGCTGTCGTCGGCCACGTTCACGGTACGCAGGTGGCGGATCGGGGCATCACCGCTGTCGATCTGGAAGAACCCGTGCCGATTCACGCGGACGACGGCATGACCCTGATTCATCGCGACGCGAAACACCATCGGCTGTTCGTAGCGATTGTCGGTCATTCGGCAGGACATCGGCGCGAACTGATCGGGATGGTTGACGAACCGGGCATCCGCCGCGCTGGTGTGGAGGTAGACGCTGACGGACTGGTTCAGTTTCAGCGTCGACTCGCCGTGCTGCTGACGCCACTGACGAAGGTGGAAGAGATGCCGCACGAAGCGGAGAACGTTCCTGTCGATCTCGTTCTGACCGGATTCGTCAAACGAGATCGGGGCGATGTTGGTCGTGACGTAATCGCGGATGATCGACAGCGTCAGGTCGCGCAGCGCATTTGCATCCGTCTCGGAGCGCAGCGCATCCACGTAGGACTGCCCGCGCACCATCTGCGCGAAGTTGACGTAGCCGGAGCGACCACCGTGCTCCCAAGTCATCCTGAACGCTTCGGAGATGGAGGCCCCACCACGACTGCCGAACAGCAGCGTGTTGAGGTTCTCAAAGATGCAGAGTGCCGCGCTGCGGCTCTCCGGTCGATCCGTGTTGAAGGTGAGGCCGTTGGCAATCCCGGTGAAGTGATCGGGAGCAGGAACGCAAGCGTAGGTCGTCATGACCGTTCTCCTGTTCGTGACAGCCGCCAACCGGGCGGCACGGCGCGGGCGACTTGCCCGACCCCCGAATGATACCCTACGGCGGGGCAGGGTGCAACCCAAGGGAGCGGGTTTCCGTCAAGTTTCCCTCAGATTTCTGGAAGTCCCGAGGAATCACTCGTCAAGAATCTTTCGCCCGCCCCCGGGCGCGGCCCGTTTGCGGCCCCTGCACGGCCCCTGCACGGCCCGCCCCGGCCCCGGCCCCCGCCCGCCCCCGGCGCGGCCCCGGCCCCGCAGCGGGCGTCCTGCGCCCCGCCCGTGCCGCCGCCCCGGTTCCGTCGTGGGGTTCCGGGGCGGCGGGCGCGGAGGTCAGGATCAGACAACCCACACGTACGGCAGATCGGTTGGCTCCGACCAGCCGAACTGACCGTACCAATCAGCATCCTTTCGGAGCAGGTTGCTTCGGTGCGAGGCATGGACATCGGGGCGACCAAGCCAAGACGGCGCGAGGTACGTGCCGAACTCGTCGGGAATCTGCATCGTGTTGCGATAGCCGCGCCGCTGCCACTCCAAGATGGACTCCCGGAGGTACTGACGAAGAGCCGGTTCATGGCCACGCCACATCTTCGTGGCTGGGTGGTTGACCCATCCCGCGCTGCGGCCCTCAAGCGCATTGAGAATCTGCATCGCCTCGACTCGTTGCTTCCCGAGTCGCTTCGTGTCGAGGACGCGCATCGACTCACGGAAGTCGGGATAGGGAAGGAAGGTCTGCATGTCAGTCCAACTCCAGCGGATGGCCCGCCATGAACTTGGGAACGTCGCAGTTCGCGAAGGTGTCGTTGATGAAGCGGAACACCTCGTTCGGGCGGTTCGGCTTGCGCGGAGGCGGGGGCACGAACGTGTCACGTGCGCCGTGCGGCTCGGGATCTTCGTCGGGTTCCGGCAGCGGCGCGTTGCCGAACTTGCCTTCTGTCAGTTCGTGCAGCGCGTTCGCGCCAGCCTCAATGTCACGGGCAAGGTCGCAGCAGCAGACGTTGACGGAGTGATCGCAGCCCCCGATCTCGTCAAGATATGAACGAGCAACGCTCAGCAGGGCGTTCAGGCGAGTGGCTTGGTCGTGGGTGATCTTCATGGTCAGGCTCCTTCGGTGGTTGCGGTGAGTTGCGAGATGTCGTACTTCTGTCCGTCGATCGTGATGCACTTGCGGGCGATGCGGGAGGTGTCGGAACACGCCGGGAAGTACCCGGCACGGCACAGGTTGCGGAGGATCGGGCGGCGCTCCCTGCGCGTCAGTTCGCCCGCAGCCAGCGCGTTCTTCAGCGCCTGACCGACGAACGGGCTTGCGGACAGCGCGTCGATGATCGGGTCGGCGATCACGTTGTCAAACGCAGCGCGGGCTTCGTCGTCGTCAGGAAGCGTGGAGGCAAGAGAAGCGATCAGGCCGATGGTGTTGGTGTGGAGTTGGTTCTTGGTGCGTGGCATGAGTCCTCCTTTCAGGACAGGTCTTCGACGGACAGGATGCGGACGTAGGGGCGGTCGGTTTCGGTGATCACCTTGGCGTGGGCGACATAGAAGAGGACCCTCTCCTCGGCGCGGAATTCGCCGCGATACGCGTTGCGCAGCATCCCCGCGTAGACCTGCCGCGCATACATGCTTCGTCCGTTCGCGCCTTGGACGGCCACGTGGAGGGGCAGCGCGACGTCGATGCAATGAAGGATGACCGTCCGGTGATCGGTGGACGCGTCCACGCTTGACTCGCGCACCCAAGCGAACAGGTCGTAGGGCTGGTTGTACGTGACGCGGCGCACGGCGTTCACCTGCATCGTGGCGCGTTGCGCACCAAGGTGGCTGATGCCGTGCGTCAGGAACGGATTGTCAAACTCGCTGAAGGTGTCGGCAGCAGCAGCGAAGCAGTGAACGGGGTTGATCGTGGTCATGGCTCTTGTTCCTTCGGTTCGTGACACCGCCGACCGGGCGGCACGGGCCGGGCGACATGCCCGACTCCATCAAGATACCCTACTTTCGGCTAGGGTAAAGGGTTGCGGACGAACAATCCGCCAACTTTCCTCAAGATTGATGCAATCCCGAGCAGTCACTCGCTTTGCTGCGTCAGATTTCTTCGGGGCGGCCCCGGCGCGGCCCCTAAATACACCGCCCCGCCCGGTGATCGGGTACGGGGCGGCATAATGAGGGGGTCGGTGCGCCCCAACTCGCCGGACAGCGGAGGGCGCGACCGAACGACAACTCTGCAGGTCGCATCCTACCTGCCATGTGCGAGTGCGCTCGCATGGATGCCGCATCTCCCGCCCGGCGCAGTAGGGGCGGATCGGTTCAAGTCGCGGACGCCTGACCCTACTCCGCGCCATCTTGTAAGCCAGACTTGCGAGTTGCGCTCCCACGCAGGGGAAGCGGATGCCCACCGAGCGTCGAAATGGTGAAACCTGCGTCAAGCGACCGAAGCGCGGCTCCGTCCGGGCTGAATCGCATGGCTCCCTCGCGGGGGTCATGCTTCCCTTCGCGCTCACCTTCCGAACTGCACCCACCTCTCTGCGGCTGTGCGGGGGTGCGGGGGGCGCAGCCCCCTGCTCATCCCTTCAAGAAATCAATACCCTGCGGGTCTCGCAGGAAGGCACGCGGCTCTGCCGCGTGTCGCCCGAGAGAAATCATCTGTCAGGTCTTGGCCCCATCGGGGCTGAAGGGTACAGTTCGCGCATGACAGCACCGAAGTCCTACGTACTGCACGCGCCGGAAGCATGGAAGTCCGCGATGCACAGGCACTTGCGCGATCAGGGCATCTCGCGCTACGAGTTCGTGCGCCGGTGCGTCGACAACAAGGTATGCACCCTGCACACTGCCGAGTGTCTCCTGGCTGACGAGGGAACCGTGACAGGGCAGAGGAAACCATCGTTCGAACTAGCCGTCGAGATGGCGCGGCTGGCTGGGTTCGACCTCGTTCTCATCCCGCGCCCGAGCAGCCGAAAGGCCACCAAGTGACAGAGAAGCACGAACGCGTCCGGATCGAAAGACTGACCTCCGACCCGAAGAACGCACGCCGACACCCCGAGCGCAACATCGAGGCGATCATGGCCTCGCTCAACAAGTTCGGGCAGCAGCGGCCCGTTGTCGTGCTTGCCGACAACACCGTCATCGCCGGAAACGGCACGCTTGAGGCAGCGAAGCGTCTCGGATGGGAGGAACTGTGGGTCTCGCGCACGAACCTGTCCGCAGACGAGGCGCGAGCCTTCGCCATCGCCGACAACCGCTCGAGCGAACTGGCCGCATGGGACGATGACACCCTCCGTGCCCAACTCTCGGAGCTGCGTGAGGTCGACTCCGCGCTAGCCAACGCAGCCGGATACTCGGATGAGGAACTGCGCTCCCTGCTGGAACGCGCTCCCGAAGCGGTGGCAAACCTCGGGCAGGTCGCTGGCGGAATCTCAGAACTGCCGTCCGGCTTCACTCGCACCCTTGAGGAATACGATGCCTCGCAGGTGCGGCAACTCGTGTTCACCTACACCGCGTCGCAATATGGTCTGATCGTCGAGGCACTCGCGCAGATCGCCGATGACAACTCGCTTGAGACGAACGCAGACGTGCTCGTCTATCTCCTTGAGAAGGCAGGACATGCAGTATCTGAGCGTGCCGAAGCGGACGATTGACCTCTCGCAATGGCGTCGCCGAAAGGCCGCGCTCTCCGACTGCGCCCGTTTCGTGCAGGAGGACACGATCGTGGAGGTCGATGGCAAGCCCGTGCTGGCCTACTGGCACAGGCTCGACAAGGACTTCTCGACCCTCCGCGCTGCGCTCGGACGCATCAAGTACATCGAAGCGTTCCGCGCCGCGAAAGAGGCCATGTTCACGCGGGCAAGGACGTTCGGATATGCGCCCCGGCTACCCCTGCGCAACCAGCCATGCCGAAAGACCTCGCTGGCGGCAGCACAGCCGCTTGAACATGAGGTGCTGGTCGAAGCAGCGAAGACGGCGTACGAGTGCTACAAGACCGCGTTCCCCGAACAGGCGGCGAAGCACGCAGAGATCGCGAGCAAGGTGCTTCCCGAGTACCGCATCGCTGACACCCCGTTCACCAGCGGCATCGTCAACCAGAACAACCCCCTCCCCTACCACTTCGACCGAGGCAACTTCAAGAGTGTCAACTCCGCGATGCTGGGGTTCAAGAACGAGATCGAAGGTGGTCACCTCACCGTGCCGGAACTTGACACGGCGTTCGCCATCGGGGATCAGTCCCTCCTGCTCTTCGACGGACAGTCGCTTCTGCACGGCGTGACACCGTTCCGAAGGCTGTCCGACAACGCTGCCCGATACACGGTGGTGTTCTATTCGCTTGAAGGCATGTGGCGATGCGAGCCGCCCGGCGAGGAAGTCAAAGCGTTCAACCGCGCCCGTACCGCGAACGAGCGACGCCGCGCAGCGAAAGGGAAGACCGAATGAAGCCTTGGCCGATCTACATCCCGAGCAAGGGGCGACCCGAAGGACAGTCGTTCACCCTCCTGAGGGGACTGCCGTTCACCGTAGTGGTCGAGCCGCAGGACGCGCCCGTGTACCGCAGAGCCGGCGTGCCGAACATCGTCGTCCTTGACAAGGACAATGAAGGACTCTGCTACTCACGGAACTTCATCCTTGACCACGCCAAGTTCAGCGGCCACAAGTGGTTCTGGATGATCGACGACGACATCACCAGCATGGGCTTGGTCGTCAACAGGCGCGTACAGAAGACCGAGGCGCCGACCGTCATCGACGCAGCACAGCAAGTCATCGCGCAGCCCAACTGCGCCATCGGGGCCATGCAGTACCAGCAGTTCGCATGGTCGGCAACCAAGCCTGTCAAGGCGCACGCCCGATGCGAGTCCGTGGTCGCCATCCATGCCGAGCGCATCGGTGACCTGCGCTACCGCTTCCGCCTCAAGCATGACAAGGACATGGTCGGCCTCGTTCATGACAGGTGCATGATCTCCATCCGATCAGAATGGACGGCCTTCGCGAACAAGTTCTCCGACAACCCCGGCGGACTCCACTCCGACTACGAGGCCCGGATCGACGAGAACGCCGCCCGAGAGGTGTTCGCCGCGTGGGGCGCACAGCGAGCACGGATGGAACCCAACTCCCGAGATCGGCTTGACGTCCTGCTCGACTACCGGGGCATCTACCTCGACGCGCTCCGGAGAAGGGACGGCCGGACCACGTGAGAACCAAGCGTCCCAACACACGTGTCAAGCACAGAGCGAAACTCTGTCCTCGTTGGCCCCACGGCGAGCCACCGATTCTGGCACCGAGGAGGGTAGGATGAGCCGCAACAACCCGCGCAGCGAGCCGAAGCCCAAAGCCAATCGGCCTCGCCCCGTCCCCAACACCACCCTCGCACGCGAAGCGAAGGAAGCCGAGGGGAAAGGGGCAGCGTCCGCCCCGGAGCCAACTCCGCTCGTCTCCGGCCCTCTGGAGGCGCACGGCGCAGCCGAGACAATGTCGCTCATCCGTCGCGCTGTCAAGATGCGATGGGACATCCCGTCCGAGGCCTACATCGCCGCCCCGCGCATCGTGGGTCGGATACTGGCAGATCCCGCGACGGACATCCGCGACAAGATTCGCGCTGTCCAGACGCTTGCGATGCTCGACCGAAACAACGCCGATCTGGTGATCGAGGCGTACAGGCTTGAGCGCCTCCACGAAGGACAAAGCACCGAGAACGTCGCCCTCATTGCCAGCATCACCGATGAACAGATGAAGGCAGTCGCAGCGTCAATCAAGCCCAAGTCGTGACGAGACAGACTCTTCTGCCACAACAGACGGTCGCAGACGCACGCGAGAATCCGCTCGGCTTCATCGCTCTGGCGATGAACAAGCCAGTCAGCGACATCCAACGCGAACTCATCCATCAGGCATTGACAGCGTTCTCTTGGTACGCCGAGATCCCTCGTGGACACGCCAAGACGACGACGATGGCGTTCATGACAGCGTGGTGGCTGGGAGTCAGGCCCGGAACCCGGTTCAAGATCGTCAGCCAGAACGACGAGGCCGCAGGGCAAACGACGAAGTTCATCCGCGAGATCATCCGATCCGACGCGTTCCGAGCCGTGTTCCCCGGTGTCAAGATCAAGGCTGGCGAAGAAGCCGTGACATCATGGAGCGTGACAGCGCCGGGTTTGCCATCACGGCGCGACCCTTCCGTTCAGGGCTCCGGCGTGTTCGGCCGGACGGGTGGCCGTGCGGACGTCCTTTGGTTCGATGACATCTGCGACCTGCGGAACGCCGTCCTGCAGCCAACGCTCCGCGATCAAGTGAAGGAGGCGGTGGCAAACATCTGGATGCCGATGCTTGATCCCGCCGCGGAGTTTGACAGCCGCGTTTGGAAGACGGCAACGCCGTTCCACACCGATGACGTGACCGCGGATTGGCGTCGATACCACGAGCAGGACAGCACGCTGCTGCGCCTGCCCTGTCGCGGGGACATCAGTCCGTGGCCTGAGGTGTTCACGGAGGAATACCTGCGAAAGAAGCGCGAAGAGATGGGCGCGATGGCTTATGCCCGCGCCTACGAACTGATCCCGCTTTCAAGCGACCTGCTGATCTTCCAGCCGGGCTGGATTGGGCACTACCGGCAAGGAGATCGGCCGAAGGTGACGAGAACCATCGCCGCGCTGGATTGGGGATACGGCAAGCGGGAGCAGGAACGAGATGATCCTGACTACTCCGTCTGCATCGTGGCGGAGGTGGATGGGAAGCGTGATTGCTATGTCACGGACATCATCCGTGTCCGCGAATCGTTCCCCACGTTTGCGCGGATGGCGGCGGATCTGCTGTCAAGGCGAGGCGTCTCGGTCGTACTCGCGGAGGCCAACGGCCCACAGAAAGGCATCTTCGACCAGTTCCGGGAGATGACAACGCAGCCGATGCTCGCCGTCGAGCGCAACAGAGACAAGCACCTTCGTGCGGCGGGTGCGCAGCCATTCGTCCAAGGAGGGAAACTCCGATTCCCGACCGACGAAGCTGGCCGCGTCCTCCCAGCGTTTCAGCCTGTAATCGATGAGATGCTCGCGTTTCCCGCAGGGAGCCACGATGACACCGTAGACGTCATCGTCGACCTGTGCGCCGAAGCCGTTCGCGGCTCGCTCTCCAAGAGCGATCTGGCTGTCAAGCCCATACAGAAACCGGACGCGATCACCCGTATGTTCGGGAGCAACATGCCCCGTAGACCGATGTTCCCAGCAGGGTAGGATCATCGCATGGCCGAGATCGACCTTCAACCGACTGAGGAGATGGCCTCAAACGCGAGGCGTGGCCTTGAACTCCGAAAGAAGCACGGGAAGGGCGGAACGGCCATCGGTGTGGCGCGAGCGAGGGACATCAGCAACCGCAAGCACCTGTCCCCAGAGACGGTTCGGCGGATGCATGCGTTCTTCAATCGTCACGAGAAGAACAAGTCGGGCGGCGAGGACGATGCAGGATACATCGCTTGGCTCCTTTGGGGAGGCGATTCCGGAAAGTCGTGGGCGGCCCGAAAGTTTGAGCAACTCAAGGACAAGCAGGAGAATGCACGAATGGAACGCTCAGATCAACTGGCTGCGAAACTCATGAAGCCGGTCACGATTTCAAATCACAAAGCCATGGAGAAGATCGTGGATGAGGCGATCGCGCACGCGAAGCGCGTCGGAGACGACGATCTGCTGGAACTTGCCGAAGAGACAGGGCACGAGATTCTCGCGCTGCGAAGCCGCGCCTCCCGCCCCGGAAAGAGAACCGAGTTTGCCGCGAGACTCGCTGGTCACCCGCAGCGGAAGAAAATCCTTGAACTGATGTATGACTTCGCTGTCGACACCGACGCGAAGGGGATCATCGTTTACGACAAGTCCGACGTCGCCGCGATCCGTGAGGTGCTGAGGAAGAACAAGATCTCGCCAATGGTCAATGTCTCGGTGGCCGACGATTATTCGGGAGGTTCCTATCACGCCCGCCCCGGCGCGAAGGCGGCGATGGACAACTCGCAGAAGATCATTGATCGTTACAACGAACTCAAGTCGCAGCCGAAGGCAAAAGTCTTCGACCTGTGGAAGTCAAAGATACAGCGCGGTCGAGTCTCAATCGGAGAGCAGAAGATCAGCGAATGGGACAAGGGATCGCTGATCTCGGACATCGTTCGCGCTGAGTTTGGCGACAGGGCCGTAGATGCGGCGTTCAAGTCCTCCCGCCCCGGCGCGAAGGTGAAGTTTGCGTCTGTGCCTTCGGATTTCAAGATGGAAGAAAGGGCTCTGATGGATGAACTCCAAGAGCTCAAAGCCGCGTACAGGCGTGCAGAAGCAGATGCGATTCTCGATGGCGCGAAGGGACTTGTCTTTCAAGCGAAGAGCATCGCCGAGATTTGCGTAGCCGACGCCAGAGACATGAAAAAGTATCCGCAGGCTTGGAACAATCGCCCCGGCGCGAAGGCGAAGTTCACCTTGAGCGATGTACTCTTGGATGCGATGTCCGTCGTCAAGAACGATGAACCGTCGGCGGGTTCATTCGTTGACGAGGCGACCAAGGCGATGACGCGATACCGGGACGAGATGACCGCGAACGATCGCGATTGGCTTCTGTACAAGAAGTTGATCGCGTTGGCGGAACGCAAAGGCATTCGGATCAGCAAGCCCATGACGCTTCGCGCCTCCCGCCCCGGCGCGAAGTCCACGAACGCGCTGTCCGACGCCTGCTGGCAGGGCTACGAGGCGGTCGGCACGAAGCAGAAGGACGGCAAGACCGTCCCCGACTGCGTGCCGAAGTCCGAGGCCGCTCAGCCAGAGGAGTCGGAAGACGTGCGCTCTGGCCTCAAGATGATCGCCGCGAAGGACGCAGCAGTGGCCGACAAGATCCGCACGCTCATTCACGAGGGCAAGCCGCAGAAGCAGGCAGTCGCGATCGCGCTGGACCTCAAGCGCCGAGGCGAGATCTAACCGTGAGCGTTCACTCGTCATTCTTCAGCGGCGAATCGGGAGGCGTCCCGCTAGTTGCATCTAGCCAGATTCCGGTATACAGCCCGATCTCAATCCGAAACAATCTTGGAGCGGCGCAGCCCAGTTTCTTGGGGCAACTCCTTCAATCGTTTGCCGTGCCGAGGGTGCTCTTTGTAGATGGCTCGGCGGCATCAAGCGATGGCGTCTGGCTGGGGCAAACGGTGCCGCCGTATAGTCACACAACCAGTGGAGACTTGAAGCAGAGCCCAACCGCGTGCATGCCGGGACAGTTGATTCCTGTACAGAACGGCCCAATCGTGCAGGTTCAGATCGGATGGCAGACGATTGCCGGGGAAGCAATAAACACCTATAACGTCAAGTGCGGCGATTTCCTCAACACGGTTTACGACCAGAACCTTGGGTGGGTAGTTCCGTTCGAGGGAAACGTCGCAACGGGATTTACGCTTCTAGATGCTGCGGTGCAGGCACTTGAGCCGGGTCAGTCCGGCGACATTATTTCCGCCATCATCCTCCGATCATACTTCGCTCGTTATGAGTCATAATCGAATCACAGTCCCGTTGGTGTGGCGTGGCGAGGATGATCTGTTCCCGTTTCGCTGCGTCAGCGTGTATCGGGCAGCGAACATCTCGGACAAGACTGCATTCGCGCTTGACTATCCGCTGGTTGGAACCGCGACCGGTCCATATGAGAAAGAGATAGCCAGCCCAATCGTCGGCGTCACGGATGGCTCGGTGTATGCCGAGGGTAAGCAACTTCACGCCGAGTATGACGGTCAGGTCACGCTTCAGGCGTCGGATTACTGTCAAGTAGAATCCGCGGAAGCATTTACCGCTGGTGCTTATCTGCAATCACGAGCCGATGGGCGGGTCGGAAACATCCCGCAGCCGGAGTTTCAGTTGACCGCGCAGATAGTTCATTTCGTTGCCATGGAGAACAGCACGGCGGCAGGTCAGATCGTTTGGGCTGCTCGTGTTTATGGATGGCCGTATTCAGTACTTCCTCCGGCAATCGTTCCTCACTGAGCCGACGCGATGCTAAATACATCCACCTGCCCTCCGCTGACAGCCGAGATGAACATTCTGCCGTTCTCGGTTGTAACTATGGCTCAAGTAAACTTCCGTGTTATGCCGGGGGTGTTTGAGAACACCGACCCGTCATTACAAGACGTTCCAATCATCGGAGTGACCGATGGCTCGGTTGCAATGAACGAAACGCAGTTTCATGCCGTAACGGGCGGCTTGGTTACGCTGCAGACGGGGCTCAACGTTCTTGTTCGCGCAGGAACAGACGGTGCCGCATATTCGTTCTGGAACGCTGGCAAACTGCTGCGGCTAGGCAGCAACGGAACCGTCATACCGTTCTACGAAGCCTCGCAGAATCAATGGCAACTAGCGCAGTTCATCGCGCTGGAGCGGTTCGCTCCCGGCGAGGTGTTCTGGGCACGAAGACTAACCGGGCATCCTTGCCTCTCAGGAATCTAATGAGCGACACCCCTGACGCGAACGCGATGGCTAACGGGTTGACGCCCAAGCAGCGTCCTCGCAAGCCGCTCCCGGCTCCGGTTCAGCGCGGGATTACGAACCCGCTGGCAACCACCGTAGAAGTCCAGCGATCGTTCTTCACGACCGCGGACAAGATGCTCCGGAACAGCAGCCTCGCATACAGGCTGAACCCGCAGTATCAGCAGATGATGCGTGCGGACGCCGACATCGAAGGCGTCCTGCGCTCGCTACAGGTCACGCTCGCGTCCCTTGAATGGGCGGTAGTTGCCGACGACAGCGACAACCCTCGACTTCAGGCGCTGGCCGAGCGCATCGGCAAGATCTTCGAATCAATGCCGCGCCGCAGCGATTTCGTGCGTTCCATGCACGAGGCGGTGTGGTATGGCAACTCGGCCTGCAACTTGGTGTATCAGCGAGATCCGCGCCTCGGCGTGTCCGTCAAGGAGTGGTATCCGTTCCACCCGGACACCCTTGCTTACGACCAGCGCGGCAACCTCGCAATGCGCGTCGGTGCGGACTACGGCAACCATGGGCCGAACGCGCAGAACATCGGCTTTGACAGCCGCGTGCATATCTTCACGGAGCAGGAGCGACGTGCAATCGTGCTTCATCGCGTGTTTGTTGCCGCGCCTGACTTCAACGACCCAAACGCGTCTGAGTCCATTTACCGAGGCGTAGGCGCACGCGACGTCTGCTGGTTCATGTGGTTGGCGAAGCAGGAGATTCTGCAGGACGCGATCACCTACGCAGAGCGATACGCGATGGGGATTCGCGTGGGCTATTACCCGCTCGGCCAAGATGCGGGGCGAGAGATGATGGAGCAGGTTCTCGCCAACCTGACGAACGACAACTCGGTTCTTATCCCGCAGTCGGGAACGGAGAAGATCTACGACATCGACATCAAGGAGCCGAACGCTGGCCGTGCGCAGGTCTTCATGGAACTGGTCAACTGGTTCTCGGGCAAGATCAAGGAGGCGATACTCGGCCAGAACCTGTCAAGCGAGTCCGGTGCGACGGGCATGGGTTCAGGCGTTGCTTCGCTGCATGCCGACACGCTTTCCAGAATCATCCGGTATCACGCCGATGCGCTTGCGGACAGCATGACCAACGATTTCGTCCGCGTAATCGCCAAGATGCTTGGCGCGGCGGAAGAAGAGATCTCGGCGCTCCGGTTTGAGTTTGCACCCGAGCGTCCTGACCCGAAGGAGCGGCTGGAGGCGATCCGGGCGTTCGTCGACATGGGCGGCAAGGTGGCCGAGAGGGAAGTGCGAGACTTGCTCGGTTTGTCGGAGCCGAAGCAGGATGAGCCGATCCTCGGTTCGTCGCAAGGCGGCGCGAATCCCCTGACGGCGATGCTCGGCGAATCCGCCGCTCCGGAGGGGCAACCTTCTCCGATGCAGCCAGCGTCCTTCTCCCGCCGCGCATGGCTGCTTGAGGATCATGGCCGTTAGGCCGTCCATCAACGACCTGTTCCGCTCCCTGCTCGCTGATGGCAAGGACGCGTACCGAAAGGCCGTGGCCGCGCAGGTCCGCGGCGGCGGCGGCGCAGCCGAATGGGATCGTTGGGCGCAGGACACGGCCGCGATACTGCTGGCTTCGTGGGCGACAGGTGCAGGACAGACCCTCATTGAGGCTGGGATAGGTGTCAAGAAGCCCATCCCGAAGCCGATCACGTTTGACAGGGATGTTCCGGAGATGCTCCTGCGATTCGAATCTGGCCCGGCCCGGGAGGTCATCTCGCGATTCATGACGGCTATCCCGCTGACGAGGGAGAAGTGGGATCGTCTGATTGACTACGCCTTCGCTGCAGCCAACGAGATGCGGAGGGACGAGGCTGCGACTGCCCTTCGCAAGATCGTGGAGACGAGCCCAGAACTCGCCCGAGTGATCTTTCCGGCCCTCACCCGCCCTCCAGAGGGCCGCGCTCCTGCAGCCTTGCCAGCGGAAGTCCGGAGGCGTCGATCACCCGGTGTTCAGCAACTGGCGCAGAGCGCGTTCTTCGTCACGGGAATGTCGCAGAAGCAGGTAGAAGCGACGAAAGAACTCCTAGCCAAGGTCATTGAGGGCAAGGTGGCGAAGTCGGTTGCGGGCAAGAGGTTGACAAAGTTGGGTGTCGGCGACTTCATTGAGCAGACAGTTCTGGCCACCGGGACGGACTTGACGGACGCCCGGCTGGAAACGGTCTACCGCACCAACATCAACCGGGCGCAGACACAGGGGCAACTTGACATCGTTCGCGATTCGGAGGTCAAGGCGTTCGTCCCTGTCATGCAGTTCACCTCCACGAAAGACAACCGCACCCGTGATACCCACAAGGCCATGGACGGTTACGTGGCGACGGTAGAGCAGATCGACGCACAAGGGATTCCCACACCCGGCGGCTTCAACTGCCGATGCCGATGGAAGCCGATCCCGCTGGTTGTGGCGGCTTCAAGGGGTTGGACGGATGAGGAGGGTGTTCCGGACTATGCAGCAATCAAGAAGCACAATGGGCGTCGGCAGCAATTGATTGACAGCGGGCAGTTCCCTGACCCCGGTTTCATCAGCGGGTGAACACTATGGCTTGTATGAATACCGACGCGTGATACCATCAGTAGCGACATGAGCACGATGAACAACACCGTGAACCTTGTGGCAGAGGGAAATATCCCTCCGTTCCGCGCTGTCAGCAAGGTGCCGGGGGGCGGGAAGCAATGGCGAGTCAGGTTGTATGACGCCTTCACCTACCACATCGGAGTAACGGACGGCAGCGTTTCTAACTTCGCTGCAACGATGCACGCAACGGATGGCGAAGTCGTTTCGCTTCAGAATGGGCAGTGGTTGCAGTTGGAACTTGCTGGCTCAGTAGCGCCGGGAGCCGGCGTTGGATTGACGGGTGACGGGCGCGGCCAAGTCGCTTCGACCACTCTGAACCCAACGTTCGTATTCTTTACTGCTCTTGAGGGCGGATCGGCTGGCGAGATAATCTGGGTCGCAAAGGTGAGCATGTGGAACGATTTCGTGAATCAAGTCGCGCCTCCAGAATAATGATGTCGACCTCGCATCAAATCTCCGAGAACGGCAAGACGGTCACGATTCATGGTCTTGAGGTGTTCTGCGCCTATGACCCGTCCATCGACGGCGATAGCGACCCGGAACTCAAGAAGTTCGACAATGAGCGCGTCATGGAAATCGTGAACGCGACCGCGAAATACATGACGCGTGGTTCGTATCCGAGGCTCGTTGTGATGCACGACAAGGACGGCAGCGAGCCGAAGTCCTCTGTCGGTCGCTTCACGCGTATCGGCTACGAAGAGCGAAACGGCGTCGCATACATCATCGGTGACTGCGAGGTTGAGAAGCCGGTGTTCGACAAGTTGCTGGCGACCAATGCGTTCCCGCGCCGCAGCGCCGAGATCTGGGCTGACCAGAACCACCTGTCTGAGGTTGCGCTGCTCGGCCGTGAAACCCCGCGCCGTCCGTTGCCCGACACGCACTTCACGCGAAACGGCGAACTCGTCACTTTCGCAAGACCAATCCGCTTCGACATGGGGACAGTCGGCGGCGGGCAATCCACGTATGTCCCCACCACGAAGGAAACCAACATGGCGGACTACAGCAAGGAGATCGCCGCCCTGAAGTGCGAAATGGACGAGATGAAGTCCATGATGAAGAAGCACTTCGGGGAGGGCGAGGAAGAGAAGAAGGAGAAGAAGGAGGAGATGGCCGCGGAGGACATGCTCGCTGAGCAGTTCGCCGAGGAGCAGGGTGCGGGCGACGGCGTCCACATCGACATCGACTCCCACGGCGAGGAGGAGGAAGAGGAGGAGGCAGAGGCCATGATGTTCCCGGCATCCCGCCCCGGTCGCGCCGATGTCTTCGCTATGCGTCGCGAGAACGCCAAGATGCAGCGTGAGATCAAGGCACTCAAGGCTGAGATCAGCCGCGAGCGCTTCGGCCGCGAACTAGACGCGATGGAGGCAGACGGCTACCGCATCCCGGCGGCGCACCGTCCGCGCCTGATCGCGGAACTCTCGGCATCCTCGGACGCCTCGGCGCTGCTTGAGTCGTGGCGCGAGTTGTTCAGCCGCGACCCCATGGGTGTTCGCATTGACATGGGCCGTTCGGCCCTCCCCTCGGCCGACATTGACGCCCGTCAGGTCGGAGATCTTGTCCGCGAGTTCGCTGGCAAGCCCGAGGAGTTCAAGAAGGCAATCAACAGCCGCCTCAACAAGCGGTAAAGGAAGGACAAGAACATGGCAGAATTCGGCTTCACGCCCGAACTCGTCGCAAGCGGAAACATCGCGCCGTTCCGCATGGTCGAACTCTCGGGTGCATTTCAGGGTGCGCAGGCCAATGCGGCCTCGGACAACATCGTGGGCGTCACCGACGGCTCCGTGAAGAGTGGCGTCCCGGGCAACACGGGCAACACTCTTCATGCTGAGGCTGGCGATCCGATCAGCCTGCAGCCCAGCAACACCGTGCAGATTGAGGCGAGCGCCGCAATCACCGCGGGTGCTCTCGTGACCTCCAACGCTAGCGGCCTCGCAACGGCCGGAACCAGCGGTCAGGTCTGCTACTACATCGCTCTGGAAGCCGCTACGGCAGCGAACGAAATCATTCGTTGCTTCCGCATCGGAACCCGAGCCGTCCCGTAAGCCCAACCCCCAACACAAGGAGCAACACACATGGCTTACACCGTTGTCGGAGGAGGGCTTTCAACCTACATCCCCTCCACGAACGATCTCGCCACGGGCGCGCTGCAGGTGGAGTTCACCCGCAGCGTCAACTCGTTCGCGCTGTCGCGTTACGCCCAGATCGTGCCTGTCACCAAGATGACGGGCTACTACCTGCGTCAGGACACCGCGGACAACACCCGTGTCACGGACGTCAACGAGTTCGTCTGGCCGCTGGGCAATGACCGCCCGGCTGGCAAGCAGAACGCATTTGATTTCGTGCAGTACGCGTGCCAGCGTTTCGCGTTCCCGTTCTACATCCCGCAGGAGTCGGCTAATCAGGCGGCTTGGGATACGGTTGCGCAGCACGCTCGCAGCAAGGCGCAGTTGGCGATGACCCGGCGAACCATCGCCGCGGCGTCGGCACTGTCCACGAGCGGCAACTGGGGCAGCAACTACGCGGCCAACCCGACCGCTAGCCCGATCAGCGCACCGGGCTATTGGAACAGCGCGACCGGAAGCGATCGCAACATTCAGAAGTCCATCCAGAAGGTCATGCAGATTGTTTCGCAGTCCTCCGGTGGCGCCGTTCGCCCGAGCGATCTGATCCTCGTAATCTCCCCGGAGGTCGCCGTTGCCATCTCGCAGGCCGCGGAAACGAAGGACTACATCGTGAACAACCCCGGCACCCTGCAGTTCTATCAGGGCTCCGACACGTTCGCCCGCTGGGGCATCCCGCCCACCCTCTTCGGCCTCGGCGACGTCGTGGTCGACGACTCGGTGCGGACCACGAGCAAGAAGGGCAACGCGACGCTCTCGCAGTCCTTCATCCTCGGTCAGGGTGCTTACTTCCTGTCCCGTCCGGGCGGTCTGGTCGGCGTGGAGGGCGCTTCCTCCTTCGCCACGCTCCAGATCTTCGCGTACGAGGACATGACGGTCGAGCAGTTCAACGACCCGCTGAACCGACGCATCGAAGGTCGCGTGATCGACAACAGCGTGCCCGCCGTTGTCGCGCCCGTGGCTGGCTTTGCGATCGCTGATGTGCTGAACTGAGCCATCCTCACTCCACTGAGGGGCGGCAGGGGTTCGCCCTTGCCGCCCCTCGGATTAGGAGATTGAAATGCCTGCATACGCCGCGTACTCCGATCTTGAGGAATCGCTGGACGCCGACATCATCGCGCAGTTGTGCGGTGATGCTGGAACGGCGATGCCGGGGCCGAATCCGATCACGACCATGGCCCTTGAGCGGGCGACCGGGATCGTTCGGTCATACATCCGCGTGGGTGGCATTTACAGCGAAGACGAGATCACCGCACTCAACAATGCGGGCGATGCCGTCTTGAAGATGCTCGTCGTGGACCTCGCCACGGAAATCCTTTATCAGCGGCGAGGCGTCAAGATCACGCCCGCCATTGAGCAGCGAATTAAGCAGGCCTACTCCATGCTTGAGGCGCTGAGGGACGGCAAGGCGCTGTTCGGTAGCGTCACGAGCAACGTTGCTGCGGGTACGCCCGTGGTGAAGGCTGTTCCTACGGCCAACCTCGGCTGGTACAACAAGGTCAGCAACTCCAACTTCTTCCCGTTTCGCCGGGGAACGGTCTATCCGTGAGCGGCTGGTCGCGCCGGGTTCGGGAGGCGCTCGGCAGACCTGCGGTGCAGCAGGGCATTGCTCAGTTGTTTGAGTACTACATGAAAGACCACATCGACCGCAGCGAGGGGCGCGGTCGCGGCGGCAACGCCGTGAGTCACAAGCCATTGAGCAGCGTGAGCGGACGCCGATGGGTAGATAGCGTTGGCCCCAACGAGGTTGTCGTGTCGACCCGCGAGGTCACAACCAAAGTCAAGATGCGCGGGCGCAACGGCGACGAAACTCGCCTGTCACGCCGCAAGCAGTATCTGGTCAAGACGCAGTCATACCGAGCGGGAGGCCACCCGCTGCGCGATACCAGCGAGATGTACGGGGCGCTCAACGCGGTGGGCATGCGGGTTGGCCGGAACAAACTGCGCGTGACACTGCGCGGGCCGATGTACGCGCTGTATCAAGACCGAGGATTCAGTACCAGCGGTCCGAACTACATACCCTTAAGTTTCAAGGGAAAACGAAAGCACGGGACAGGCAACAACCCCAACAATGAGGGTCTGATCCGTGGCAAGGACTACATGATGGCGTGGAACGGCGTTACCGTTCCCGCGAGGCCGTTCTTGCTGCCGACCCGCACGGAGATGCGGGCGGTCGGCAAGTCGATCTACATGAGCCTGAAATCCATTCTGAAAGGACGATGAAATGCCTACTGCATTCCAGATCGCTGGACC